AGCATTACTTTCCATCGCCACGATGTAAGTCATGGGATTCTTATCGTAGTATGGTAATTGTTCAGCATATTTTGCTGAGTATTGATACAACATAACCTCTCCTATCATAGGTTGACCTACGACTACAGATGTAGGGAACACATTTTTATATTCCAAGTTCCTTCTCCGTTAATATTTGAAATTCCCACCTTCTATCTTTACAGAAATCTTCTGCTGCTGCCCACTTTGCTTGATTGGTGGCATAAGTGTATACCTCTGACACATATTTTTTTGTTCTTCTTTTTTGCATTTTGGGTTCTTTGACTTGTTTTGCAGGTTTGATTTCAACCACCTTTTCTCTGATTTTACCCTTTACATCCCTGTATTTGACATAAAAATCAGGAAAATATCTATGCACCCTATTGTCAACTGGTGATTTATATGGTATAATAATTTCTTCAGATGACCACTTCAATATCTTATTATTTGTGTCACAGTATTTCATAAATTTCAATTCCCACAGTGACCTATACACGACTTCTCCCACGTCGCCCTTATACTTTTGACGGTTTTTAGGTCGGTATTTACCTTTATATGACATACATAGTATGTAATCATACTATATTTAGATGGCACAGAGGGCAGATGCGTTTAGATCTGGTAGATTTTACCTACCCACGGTAAATCTAACTGATCCAACGACTAAGTTTGGTAATATAACACCTGCGTTGAATAATAATTATGATGTATTGATAAACTTTGCAAGTAATGATAAACTTAGAACTTTTATAAACCAACATGGTTTCTTTGATCAGAATGGTGGCACATTCAATCCTGGTGAGTATCTAGCATTATTTTGTTCTGAGGCAGTTTTACCAGGTTCAGATTTACAAGCAGGTAGGGTTGATGGTCTTAGACAAGGTTTGTCGCAAAACTTTGCCACATTTAGAAGATTTCCAGATGTAATACTTACATTTTATTCACAGACTGATTACTATACAAATGAGGTATTCAATGCATGGATGGAGTTCATATCACCCACAAGAATCGCTGATGGCACTTTTGGTCAAAGTATAGATGATAGAATCAATCACTCTCACAGGGGAGCAGCGTACAGAAGAATGCAGTATCCTAGTAGTTACAAGTGTAATATAGAAATAACTGCGTTTAGTAAAGATACCAATGATGATTTTAGCAAATTGAACACCACAAGTAGATTCAACTTACAATTACCTAGTGCAATTACATATCATATAATAAATGCTTTCCCTACTAGCATTGTTGCTGCACCACTGGCATATGGTAGAGCAGAATTGATCAAGACTACCATAACATTTAATTATGAACAATACTTTACTCAGAGAGCAGCAAGAAAGGGTGCAATTTACGCAGAATCAGACTCAACCGAGGAAAACGTAAGAACAGTATAAATAAGGTACTAAATAAAGTTACTGAACAATATTATTATGCCTTTACCCAAGGTCGTTGCACCTACATTTGAATTGCAACTTATTACAGGGAAAAAAATAAAGTATAGACCATTTCTTGTAAAAGAAGAAAAAGTCTTACTTGTTGCCCTTGAAGGAGGGAGTGATGCAGATATCAGTGCTACACTAAAAAGTGTGCTGAAATCTTGTATTATAACTCGTGGAGTGGATGTTGAAAAATTACCTAGTTTTGAATTAGAATATTTGTTTTTGAACATTAGAGGTAAATCAATCGGGGAGTCAGTTGAACTACTCGTGACATGTCAGGATGACTTTGAAACTAAAGTGCCACTCAAAATAAGTTTATCCGAAATCAATTTAGATGTCCCTGAAGGACATACTGATATGATAAAGATAAATGATGACATCACCATAAAAATGAGATATCCATCAATGCAACAATTTGTGGATAATAATTTTACAGGTGCGTCACTTGAAAATAATGAAGTGATTGACAAAGCGTTTGACACGGTTGTTGATTGCATTGACACTATTTTCACTGTGGATGAGGCATGGGCAGCATCAGATTGCACTAAGAAAGAGTTGGTAAAATTTATTGAGCAACTTAATTCTAAACAATTTTCTATGATTGAGGAATTTTTTGCTTCAATGCCTAAGTTACAATACAAGGGTACTGTGCATAATCCCAAAACAAAGAAGGATTCTGATGTCGTAATTGAGGGTTTATCAAATTTTTTCGCATAATGCTATATCACACCAGCATTGATTCAATGTTGGAAACTAATTTCTCACTTATGCAACATCATAATTGGTCACTTGGTGATATAGAAAACATGATGCCATGGGAAAAAGAGGTATATGTGAATTATTTGGTGAAATTTCTTGAAAAACAAAAATTAGAAGCACAACAGAGACAAGCATCTGATGCAAACACCTGGTAGAAAAGTTGAACCACAGACCCCTATGATTGCCATCAATCGTAGGGTGGATATGACTTTGGAAAGACTTACACAGGTTGAAGAGGATGTTGTTAAGATAGAAAGACCACAAAAAAGAATCTTAGGTAGTGTTATATCTCAATTTCAGACGATAAACAATAGTATGCAAGAGATGAGAGATCTCATCAATCAGGATATCAAAGAGAAGAAAAAATATTATAGAGAAGAGACAAAGATATTACGTAAGGATTCAAGAAATCTTCAAAGTCTCAACATGGGATTTGGTAGAAAGTTAGCAGCAGGTGCTTTGGGATTATATGGTTTATCACAACTTGGACAAGGTAATTTGGGAGAAGGTGCTGCAGGGATAGGTGGTGCTGCTGCACTACTTACACCTGAGATTCTTGGTGTTATATCTACAGTTGTTACAACAAGACTTGTAAAAAGTGGTCTCTTAGGTAGGGGTGCTGGTGCAGGCACCATGGGTTCACGAGTTGCAGGTGCCTCAAGACTAAAAAATCCTCTTCTTATCACTGCTGCACTTGCTGCATCACTTATCTTACCTGGTCTTGTGAATTCTAATCAAACTGCTGATAGGAGAAGACAACTTGACGCTACCAGAGTTATACGGGGAAGAGAGACAATAAACAAACCAGACGTAGATAGATTTAGAGGTATACTGACACGTTTTGATGGAATATTATCTAATATTTCTTTAGAAAGAAGAAGAAAGGGTAAGGATACTATTGAGGAGGATATTCTTAATGATGTAGATAAAGATAAAGATAACGATAAAGATAAAAATGACGATAAAGATGATATTCTTACTAGAGATGATATTCTTGCCGACCCTGAATTAGAACCCGAAGATTTTGCAATTAATGAGGTAACTGGGGAGATCATAAAAATAGAAGATATGAATCCTGGTCAAAGAGCAGGGTTTGAAACAAGAAAGTTTATTGAAAATTTATTTAATTTCAATAAAAAAGATGAAAATAAAATTTCGTTTAATAATGTCCAAAATATACAGGGTGGTGATACTAATTTTTCATTTGATTTTTTAGAGTCTAATGAAAAATTAGCTTCATCAAATCTAGAAAACATAAGTATTGAGATGATGGGAGATAGAATAGCAAATAATAATATGGTCGGTGACGGGGGTAATCAAATTATAAATCTGGATTTAGATAATGATCAAAGCGATCCTATTTTCAGTGGTAAAACTGCAAAACCTGTTTTTGTAAGTGTAGGAACAAAATTTGCCAGTATCCCTAAGTTTGAGTCTGCATCTGCACTTAGGACATGGGGTGCCTTTGTATGATAGAAAGGAAATTAAGCAAACTGGGTGGCAAGGTTACAAGAGCATCTTTATTTCTGACTCGTAACTTAGGTAGTTCTATTACACTAGAGAGATCTCTTGAGAAAAAATCTCTTGACCTCAAAAGAAAAATCGTAGAAGATAGAGGTCGTATATTAAAAAGGATAGGGTCAAGAGATAGAGACTCACAAAGAGGAGGTTTATTAGGCGGTGCACTTGGATTACTTGGTATTGGTGGAGGTGGAGGTGGTCTTCTTAGAAGAGGATTGAGAAGAACACCAAGATCTCCTTCTCAACTACTAAGAATGCAAAGAGGCACATCTAGTTTATCTAGGGTGGGAAGACTAGGTAGATTAGCGAGACCTCTTGCTGCTGTAGGCACTGGGTTAGATTTTATAGGAAGAAGAGCAGAGGGTCAAACAAATGTACAGGCAGGGGTAGGTGCAGCAGGTGGTTTAGCAGGTTCAATTGCATTTGCAAAGGGAGGAGCACTGCTTGGAACTGCAATCGCAGGACCTCTTGGTGCAGCAGTAGGAGGTGTAGGTGGTGCTATCATAGGTAGTCTTGCAGGTGGTAGAATTGCTGATTTATTTACAGGTGCAAATAGGAGAAGAAGGTTTGAGGAAGAGAGAACAATTGTAAGAACTCAAAAAACTTTATTCTCTGATGCACTTGATGATTTCGATAAAGTACTGGATAAATTTGAAGACGTAGCACCTGCATTAGTCTTACGACGTGGTGATGATGATGAAGAAGAGGTTGCAGGTTCTAGAAGACCCAAATCCCCATCACCAGTACCATTTTTTCAAAAACCTGCTGTTAAAACTACGGGAAGAGTGCTTCTTGCATCAGGTCTCTTAGCACTTTTAGCATTCCAACTTAGGAAAGGTAAGATTGATGTAAAAACCTATAATAAAATACTCCAGTTGGTAAAGAAAAAACCACCCTCATTTCAAAAATTACCACTTGAAAAACAATTAGCAATACTGAAAAAAGAGGTAAGGGTAATTAATAAAACTAATAGAAAAATAAATCCTGAAGATGGTAGATTTTTTGCAAGAAGAAGTATAAAACAAAAAAATAAAAATATACAAAAGAATCTCAGAAGAGAGCAAGACAAAAGTCTTAATAAAGAATTTGAGACTACGAAAGAATTTACCTTAGATAAATTTTTAAAAGTTAACAAACTAAAAGATCCATTCAATCTAAGATCACAAGCAACTGATAAATTCAGTACAGATATGAGAGATGTCAATATCTTAAAGGATAGAGGTTCGATATCACAAGCACAGGCAGATATGGCAATCAATCAATTGAGAGCAAATTTGAATACAACTCTCAAAAGGATAGGAGATTATGCAAGTGCAATTCAAGATTTTGTAAAGAAAAATCCAAATTTCAATCCAAAGACAGATGGTGGAAAATTAAATAATGTATTAAAAAAATTAGATTTATTTAATAAGAAAAAAAATCTTCCTGAGGTAGATCTTGATAAAATTCTTATTGAAAATTTAAAACCAAAAATACAAAATGAATTGAAAGAAATTTTGAATAGACCTGCTGATTTTGATTTAGTGCAAAATGATTTGAATTCATTTAATTCTACAGATATTGCTATGGCAGATATAACACCTAAAGGTAATATTTTTGTTATAAATCAAGCACCATCAAATCAAGTCAACATAGTTGAGGACACAAATGATATTGCTATGATTGGCGGAACTGAAAATAGTTCCTCAGCTTTAGATAAATATGCTGAGTTAACCTTTCTTGCATTCACGACATGAATAAAAATGTGTTATGGACTAAAGGTCATGTCATTAAGGAATTCAAGGTATTTCCTGATGATAGGGGTGGAGACTATGTTGATGTAGGTCTGCAACTAAGTTACATCAAATATTATGAAGATGTTATAGATCCATCATTACATGTCGAAATTAGTGTAATAGATGCTTTAGGTATTATCAATAAATTACCAATAAGAAGTGGATCAGCAGTCAGATTGAGGTACCAACACCCTAGTCAAGATGAAGAGGTAGAACTTGAATTAGTCATATCAAATATATTTGGTCACACCATAGATCAAAAAAGAGAAATTTATACTCTGACGTGTGAAACGACGACAGCATTATCAAATGAGACCACAAGAGTCACAAAAAAATATAAAGGATCTATATCCAACACAGTTAAAGAATTGGTAAAATTAGTTTTCGATGATCCAAAGGATGCAAAAGTCGCAATAGATGAGACCGCTAACGAGAGTGAGTTTTTTGGAAATTATAGGAGACCATTCAAATGTATAGCAGATCTATGTAAAAAATCAATACCCACCACATTTTCAAAAGGTGGTGCAAATTCTGGAACTGCTGGATTTTTATTCTATGAGACTCTAGATGGATATCAATTCAAGAGTATTGATAAGTTGTTTGCAGGTGAACCAATTGAAGATGAATATGTAATGACACCATTCAAGGTACATGTTGACCCAGAAAATAATTTTTTTGTGTCAAGCGAACCAAATTTTAAAGAGAGTCATGATATTGTGAAAAAATTGAGAGCAGGTTCATATAGCACAGCGAACTGGTATTACGATGTTATAACAAGAAAGGTTGAGTTTTACAATTTCAAGTATAATAAGAGTGTAGAGAAAGCGAATGATGAGGACGTGACACCTAAAGATTATAGAGATTTTTACTCTAGAATTATTTTAGGCACAATTGATCAGGGAACCACTAGCACACCAGCAGAGGGTTCAGAGTTAGCAACACCACAGGATCAAGCACGAACACAGGCACAAGCATCAGCAAGATACTCTGCTTTATTCTCACAAATGCTTGACATTACAGTTCCTATGAATCTTTCATTGAGAGCAGGGATGATGCTCAAGATCAGATTTCCTAACATAAATACTGATAAGAGTATTCCTAAAAACTCACCTGAAAGTGGTAACTACATGATTGCTAGATTATCACATGAATTGGGAAACCCTGATGGTGATTTTACTGGACTTACCCTCGTAAGAGATTCATTTACCACACACGAGTAACATGAAAACAATCGAAGACCACATTCAGCACGACAAAGATCTTCTTGCTGATCCTAAAACTTCAGAACCAATGAGGAGACACACTCTAGATGAGTTGCATGAACTTGAGGAGTATGTAGATCATCATCATGATGAGATTGAGGCAGGTGATCATCACGATCCTAACGCTCTAGAACTATTTTGCGATATGCATCCAGATGAACCTGAGTGCCTAATGTATGATGACTAATGCTTGAGACGAGACACTCAAATACAGAATTCCTTGGAAAGGATGGTTTTCATTGGTTCATAGCACAGGTTGCACCTGATAAGTCATGGAGAACCAAAAAAAACCAGAACTTTGAGAATGGGTTCAGAGCAAAAATAAGAATTTTAGGTTACCATCCTGGCGAAAACGAGGATGAGGGTGGTATATCTGATGAAAATTTGCCATGGGCACATTTTCTGGTGAGTCCTCAATTTGGTTCGGGAAATAATAACACAGGCACATCATTCGCCTTACAGGGTGGTGAGATGGTTATTGGATTCTTTCTTGATGGTGAGGAAGCACAACAACCTGTGGTCATAGGATCATTCTATGCAAACTATAACATAGATGATATCAAAGACTACAAAGAGGCACTTAGAAAGGGCACTACTAATTTTGGTGCACTATCATTTGACCATTTATTAAACAATGCTGACGGTTCTTCACTCATAAATGATGAAAAACCTAGAACATCAGGGGTGGTAATTGATAGTAATAGTTACATTCGAGATAAAAATAATGTCCTCAAAAAAACTAAACTAAAGCATCTTGATAATCAAAAAAAGGTAATAAAAATACCATCAGGTGAGTGTGAGGATGCAAAAGAAAAAATGAGTAATATTTCTAAATCTTTGCAAGAATTCTTTGACCTTATAAACAAATTAGAGAAATTTTCTGGTGGGTATATTGATCCAGTTTTAGGTAAAATAATAGACATAGACAAACAAATTGATAAAGCATCAAAGGAGATAGCAGGTGCTTTTGCAGGTATTATAAGAGGTGTGCGATATAAGGCATTTGATGAAATTAATAAAAAAATAAATGAGAAGATCGATTTTTTATCACCAACTTTCCTTCAAGATAGTATAAAAGCAAAGAAATTGAAAGATGGTTTTTATTGTGGAATGGAGAATGTGCTCAATGGGTTGCAAAATTTTGTAGGTAAATTTCTCAAGGAGTTGCTTGGTAAATTGGTAAATATACCCCTGTGTGCAGCAGAACAATTTTTAGGTGGTTTGATCGCAGGTATCACAAATCAAATTCAATCAGCAATAGGACCTATTCTTAGTGCCTTGAGTGCTTTTACAGGTAAAGCAATGCCTAGTTTTCAAGGGTTGATGGCAAGTGCACTAGGTAGAATAAATGCAGCACAAAAATTATTTGAGTGCACTGGTGGTAAATGTATTGATAATTTTGATTTTATTACCAATCAAGGTCCTAATCCAAAAAATGTATTGAAATTAGAAAACATCTTAAGTAAATTTCATACTCTCAATGGTAGTGGTTTACCTAATTTGTTGGATGATATTGTTGATCTTTCTTTCCCTAATCAAGCAGGGATAGGCACCACCACTGGATCTCCAAGTGGTTCATCACCTTTAGCAGGTTTAGTGGATGGTTGTAATGTTTCATCTAAACAATGTTATCCTCCCAGAGTGATGATATTTGGTGGTGGAGGTGTAGGTGCAGCAGCAGACGCTGTTGTGAATGAGATTGGAGAAGTCATAGGTGTAAGAATGAAAGATACTGGATTGGGATATGTGGAACCACCATTTGTTACAATAGTAGATGATTGTGATATTGGAAGGGGTGCCACTGCGGAAGCAATATTAGAAGATGATAAAGTAGTCAACATTATAATAGGTAACGGTGGATCAAATTATTTGGGAGGTGAACAAATATCAGATACTGAAGGTGTTGATGTAATAGGTGAAGTGGATGGTGTAAAGGTAATTACTACAGGTGCAGGTTATCGGGAGGGAGATCTTATTATAAGTGATAGTGGGCAAACTATGATACCCGTAATTGAAAATGGAAGAATCATAGGTGCTGATGGTAAGTTAGATCAAGGTTTATCAGAATTGCCTGCACTGACAGTAGAATCAGACACTGGATTTGGTGCCAGAATAATTCCTATAACTAGATTTGTGAAACGTGAGGAATATAGTGATCCTATTGTACCTCAAGCTAAAATTATAACTGTTATCAGTTGCCCTAGATTTTACTAATGGCGAAAGAAAACTCAAATAAAACAAAAACACCTCCCATTATTTTCAATCATAATGAATGTGGTAGTTTGATTATAGGTGAAGAGACTGAAGACTCTATAAGACCTAGAGATATAGGACTGAATGCACACGAATCAGATTGTGAACTTAGATTATTCAGAGATGGTGGATTTGAGTTACGGTCAAGTAAAAATGATGAGAAGGGTGTTTCTATCAAGGGTTCACATATTATTCAGGACTGTGTTGGTGTACCACTCATAATAAGATCAGAGGGTAGTATACACATAGGTGCTGCTAGTTCAATAACTCTTGACGCTCAAAGAATCTACCTAAAATCTAATGCTGCTAATGAGGTTGGTATAAACATTGATGCTGAGAGTGATGTAAGAATTCAAGCAGGTAGAGATTTTTTAGTCACTGCTGAAAACGTCACCCATGATGCCAAAGAGAGAGTGTTGACACATTCTGAGGGGTGGAATATACTTATAGCACAGTGTTTTAGAGTACACGAACCCATGACAAAGATATGTCCTCAAGTCATGAGGCAATATATAGATGGACAGATTAAAAAATTGAAAGGTTAGTATTATGGCAAACATCAGGAACTTTGATTCTGGAAAGATTTACATTGGTCAAGAGGATCCAACAAAATTAGATCAATCAGACAAAACATTAGATGGTGACAAAGAATTTGAAGGTACACTTGCTGTCACAGGACCTGCATTCATAGGAAACCATAGTAAAAAAGCGAAGGGAGTAACTAATCTCGGCACAGATCTGGGTAAATTTAAGTCAAGTGTGCCTGGTCGAGCATTAGATGTTGAGGGTGATGTTGGTATTGAGGGTAACATTACTCAAAGGGGAAACAAATTTCAAGATGGTCAACATACATCTACTGGAGATATAGTAACAAAAGCACATTTTATAGGTGACATTACACAAACAGAAGGCACACCACCAGGTTGTAAAGTATTTGATCTACCTCATCCAAATATAGATGGATACAGACTCAGACATGCATGTGTTGAGGGACCTGAGGCAGCGATATATGTCAGAGGAAAGGTCTCGATTGATGGAGTTATAGAACTGCCAGATTATTGGCAAAACTTTGTTGATAAAGAAACAATCTCTGTTCATCTTACACCAATGGGTGCATATCAGGAATTATTTGTAGAGAAAATAGAATACGGAAAAAGAGTTTATATAAGAAATCAAGCAGGTGGTAAAATAGATGCTTACTACCAAGTATGGGCAGATAGACTAGGACATGACATGCAAGTAGAATACAAGGGAACAAGTGTTGCTGATTATCCTGGCGATAGTAGTAAATTTTCTGCTGCAGGTTATGATTACGATGTAAGATCTGATGAAAAAGAAGATGGGACATGGTTCACGTCTGATGTTTGACTTTGAATCTCGTTGTGCTATACTAAATAAAACTTCCAATACTATGTTTACCGAACAATACGTTGACCGCCTCGAAATTTGCCTGTCTGGAAAATGGTTCAGAATTTACGGTTCTGATGCCGACATCAAAAAAATAGAGTGTGACGATGTTGATCAGTTCATGAGAGTTTTAGAAGTCGCTAAAGTAGCAGAGGAGATCGATGACACAATCAAGGTGGTCTATGTCTAAAGTAAAATTACCATTATCAGATATAAAATTTCATGACGTACCTGTGGTAGGTCAATTTTATACTAAAAATGAAGTTGATAAACTAATTAAAGATGCTGTTGATGAAGCAAGACGCATAGATGAAGAGTCTATGGCGAAGCACAATCGTGACGCTACTATCATCAGTATGATACTTGGTTTCACGACACTTGCTTTATTTGTTGATGGTCTTTTGAGATTACTAGGTATTACACCTCCC